TCTATTTCAGCAAATATTGCAATGACTACCTATGTAATTAATGGAAATAAATATACAAATACTCACTGGGTATTAGCTAAAAGAGACGGAGTAGCAAGATTTATTTCAGCAAATGAAATTGTAGAAAGCGATTTAATCTACTCTCCAACATTTGCCGATTGGCAACCAATTATTGAGCTAAGAATTTCAGAAGGACCAGAGTTAGTTATTACTATTAACACAGAGCCTTATGACGTATTCTTTACAGACAATTCTTTGGTCCACGACTCAGTTAGACTAGATATAACATCTCCTAACGTAATTACCGAGCCAAATCAAAGCGTTTCTGAATCTCTAGAGGTGCTTTACCAGCAATGGAAAGACACTACAGCAGGAGATACCGACCCTACACCAGAGGCTTAGTAAATAAAAATGCTTAATTTAATTAAGCATATTTATAATATGGGATTTGTTGGCGCAAAATCAACAAAAGGTTTTATCTTTCCAATATTTAGAAAATATCCTAAATACATAAAAGGATCCTGGATTCAATGGACATTAATGCAAGACGTACATGGAAACAGAGGAATTGAATGCCTTTACCTTAATAATAAAAATCCATCTGGAACATTAATATTTTCTAATTTTATAAATAATGATTATCCTACTTCATGGATAGATATTTTAAACATACAAGACAATAAAGAAAAAAATTGTAAAGATGCTGTAGTAAACAGAGTTTATTGTCAGCCTTACTATAGAAGAAAAAAAATAAATATTTCATTAGCCATATTAGGATATACTGTTTGGTGGGCAAAATATAATGTTAGAGTTAGGCAAGGTCTTTCTGCAAGCAAAGCTGCTTCTAATATGCAAAAACAATCAGCTAAATTAATTTTGGCATTAAAATTTAAAAGATCTAAAAATAAAAAAAATGAAAATATAGTTTTGGGAGAATCGAAAGAAATTATTCTAGAGCAAGATCTAGAGCATTTTAAAGATCCTATTTTGCCAGCAACTTGGCATTCTCTTAGACCTTACGAAAAAACACCAAATGAAATTTTAGAGAAATAAAAATTATGATAACAAAATTAGAAAACATTAGAAACGAATTCTTATATAAACAATATAAAGATATGGTTGACTCCATGTATGAAGAGATAGGATCTGCAAAATGGGGAGTCAGAACAAAAATTAAAACAAAAAAAATTTCTTTGATTGATTATAGAACTTTTAACTTTTTTGGAATGTACCATAAAGAGATATATAAATTATACCTAGAGATATCTAAAGTTGTCAAAGAACAGTGTCAAATAAATAACATAAATTTTGAAAAAAATTATTATTATTTATTAGGAAATATATTAGATCAATCTGTTAGTGAGTTTCTGGTTACAACCCCAGACAGAACAAGATTAAATTTTTCTGGGGTATATGTAATTAAAAGTAATGGAAATAAAATGATAATTAATGAAAAAGAAGTAGATACCTTAGAGGGTACCTTGATTATGTTTAATAAAGGAGATATAATAGATTTTTGTGATACAATAAATAAAGACAGCATGTTTTTGTATTTTTCTGTAGCTACACTACAAAATTTACACAGACAGTACTATCAGAAATGGATACCGTTAGCTTAATGAAAATTGAATTTCTTCCAAAATATAGAGGTCTTGAGAAGATATTTCCACAGCCTCAATCAGTATCCTCATTGCTTCCAGAATGGTGGAAAAAACAAAAAAGCTATTTAAATGACGATACATCCGTTCACGGTGGTAACATGTTATTAACAGTAAAAAAATGTCAAGCAGTTTTTGACTCTATGACTTTTGGATACTATTTGCTTTGTCCCATGGATCTAAGCATAGATGCCACTGGAGACACATTAACAATTGATATTCCAAACGATACAAGAGAGTTCCAGAAATTTTTATTAGCCCACCATTTATCTGAACAAATTCAGGAGTATCCTATACCTAATAATTTTCACAAACAGGTTATAAGAATACATCCAATGTGGGTTGTCAGAACAGAGGCTGGGTACAGTTGCTTGTTTGTAAACCCAATGCACGGATCAAAGAGCCCCTTACAAGCCATACCAGGGCTAATAGACACCGATAAGTATGTTTCCGACGGCTACTTGTCCTTTTTTGTAGAAAAGGGATTTAAAGGAGTAATTGAACAAGGCACTCCAATTGTTCAAGTTATTCCTTTTAAGAGAGACGACTGGGAAAGCTCTCTTAATAAAGAAAAAGATTCTGATACACAAATAAGAGCCCAACAGCTTTCAGTTAGATCAGTTTTTAGAAATGGTTATAGGAAAAAAATGTGGTCGAAAAAAATATTTCGATAAATAAAAGTTTTCCCATATTAAGGGCACCCTTTGAATCTAACTCTTGGCTAGAAATGTCTTCAATGAGCTTTAAAGATATTTTAAAAGAGTGTAACGTTTTTTATGATTGGGCAACCTGGGAACAAGTTTTAAAAAAATATAAAGACAATGTATTAAAACCAATAAACCTATATGTAGATAATTTTGGAATTAAGCCAGAAGTAGAAGTAGTTTCTAAAAATGAAATTAATTTAATATACAAGAACTACTCAGATATTTTATGGCAAGGACACCCTACAAGTAATAAACAAATATCAAGTATATTCTATGCATCCGAAAAAGCTATGGTCAGGCAGTTTTATCCATCGTTTTTGTCTATTGAAAGCTTTAAGGAATTGTTAGACCAAAATGATTTTAAGCAGGCCTCTGATAGAGTTTTTAAAATATATGTTCCCTGGATTATTGATTGTTATGCAGAATACAGCATAAAAAATATTCAAAAAGACCCAGTAATCTGTGTTATAGAGAGCCGTGGAGTCTTTGAAAAAACCAATAATAATGATATAATAAAGGAACCAACTTTTATAGATTTTTGTTTTTTATCTAATGAAAAACAAATAAGGTTAATAGAGAGAAATACTCCACTATTTTATATTTCTATAAAAGCTACAGAAAAGGTTATTCAAAAAATTATTAATGAGCAATAACAATTTAATAATCAAATTTACCCCAGCAGAGGTTAATCTTAATTTTGAGCCAAAAGACTATGCGCCACCATCTCCTGCAATAAATAAATTGCCAGAATGGTATAGAAAGCTTTCTAGGTTTCAAACATCTAATGATTTATCAAAGTTGTTTCCAGTAAATGATAGAGGCACTGATGGTAGTGCTGGTTCTACTAAATTGTGTATGCCATTTCTTGATTCCCTATCGGCAGGTTACATGTTTTGCTTAGAAGATGATATTGAAGTAACTTTAGATAAAAGCGGGTTTCCTTCTATTAAAAATACAAATAGTTTTATGTTAGTTGATAAAAGAAATATGGTTGAGGTTGCAGTTCCACACGAACACCACCCTATGCATTATGGATGGAAGATCCCTTGGCATTGCGAAACTCCACCAGGGTATTCTATTTTAATTACACACCCACACAATAGGCACGACTTACCCTTTACTACTCTTTCTGGAATCATAGACTCTGACGATTGGAATGCACCAGTGTTTACAGCATTTTTTCTAAAAAGAAATTTTATGGGAACTATTAAAAAAGGAACTCCTATATTCCAAGTTTTTCCATTCAAAAGAGAAAACTGGGAAATGTCATTAGATTATTCTAAAGAAGATATTGTGCAAAAAAAGATTAAAGAAGAAAAAAGAAGAATATCAATATATTCATACTATAAAGACTTTGTATGGAAAAGAAAAACCTACACAAGGAAAGAGGAATAAATGGAGTATCTATTGTCTGGAAAAAATAAACCTAGTGGAAAACCCCACAAGTTTTTTGAAAGAATTTTGGACAACGACTTAAAAGAGTTGTCTTTGTTTTTACAAGATCAATATTCTAAAATTGAAAATTTAAGCATGAAAGGAATTACCGAGGTGGGCAAATCGGATTACTGGAAAGAATCTGGTAGCGTATCTACAATAAAATGGAGAGACTATAATGTTTTTCAATTCTATCACCCAGGGATATATAATTTGTATAAACATCTGTCCAGCGTAATTAAAGAAGCTTGCTCTTATTATGAAATTGATTTTGATAAACAAAAATATATGGTTCAGGGATGGTTTAATATAAATTATGCAGAAGTTGGAAAACTAGATTGGCACGATCACGGAGGTCCCTATGCTCCATATTTCCACGGATTCTACTGTGTAAAAGCAGAACCATCAATTACTTATTATAAAGTTTTTGAAAAAGAAACTGAAAATCATAATATAGACAACAGGATGATTGTTTCAGAAATGGGTCACCCGCATGCTATGGGTAATTGGGACTGGGAAGGTCCTAGAATTACAATTGCCTACGACATAATGCCACTAAATTCTATTATTGAAGCAAAAGCAAGTCCTCAACATTGGATTCCGCTATTATGAAAGAAAAAAAAGATCAAAGATTTTTTGAAAGAACTTTAGATAACAATTTAGAAAATCTTTATAGTTTTTTGTTAGAAAAAAATAATGAATTAGTTGAACAGGCAAGCAAAGAAATGGGAGAAGGTTTAGACAAAGCCCTAGCTCAAGATCCAGGAATTCTGGATGCTATTGCTACAAAAAATAGTGACAAGTATAATCTTTGGACATTCGACAACCCAGAAATAAAAAAGTTAAAAGAGGCTATTGCCGACATGACAAAAGAAGCTTGTGAGTACTATGAGTATAAAGATAGTTCGTCAAAATTTATTACTCATGCTTGGTTTAATTTAGATAAAAAAATAGAGGATCTTCGTCAGTCTGTAGACCCAAGAAAAGAAAGTTCGTTTTTTCACGACCACATGGACGGATCAGGATTTCCGCAGCTACATGGATTCTATTGCGTAAAAGCAGAGCCTTCAAGTACTTATTATAAAATTAACAATAAAGATATCTTTGAAAATGTTAATAAAAACAACAGGGCTATTTTATCGGAAACTGGTAACCCCCACGGTAGAGGTAACTGGTACGAGGATGAACCAAGAATGACGATAGCCTATGATGTTATTGTGGTTCCAAATGGACCAATGAGCGAAGATAGTATTTTTACGGATCTGTTTGAATGAAAGACATTGGCATAGTTTTGTATTCTTTTCAGAACAAAGATTTAGTTGATTTGGTTGAAAAAAATATAGAAAACTCCAGTGGTTTAAACAATTTATTTTTTTATATAATTGATCAAAATAATATTGATAGAAAAAAAATCTTAAAATCTAAATATCCAAATGTAAAAATTTATTATAAATATGTAAAATGGGATAGCATTAAAAGCCCAATTTTGCATAAACAAGAAGGGTATAGGCTTTTTAAAAAAGAATACTTTTTGTTAATCGGAGACGGGGTAAGTCTAAATAAAAATTGGGATGAGGATCTTATTAAAAAAATAGAATTTCTTAGCTTAGAAGGAGAATGTGTCCTGTCTGGAAACCATGAGATAGTCCCATATTTAGAAAATCCGTTTATTATTTCATATAAAAAAGAGCCTATTTTTCAAGAAACTTTAACAAAATATATAGACAAAGATTTTATTTTTACAAAGTCTAAATCTTTTTTATATAACAAATTGCCAGGTTATTTAAAGTACCATGGAGAAAAAGAGCACCTATCAATATATTTTAATTTAATAAAAATTTTTGCCCTTCCAACAAAATTTTTTAAAAATGAAACAGTTGAGCTAGATAAAATTGAATATTTGCCTTTTTCTATATATCACGGGTATAATGAGTTTGTGAGCAAATGGAGTTCAAGCATCAAGCAGCTGTTTGGATTTGAAGTATTAAGACTACCATTTTCTACAGATGATGTTTCGTATGACCCCTCTGGGTCCTTAACGGACAAGGTCGGTGGAGAGAGATATTTAAACTTTAAAGGAGTAATAAATTGAGTGGCATGATAAAAATTGTAGAAGACTTTATATCAGAACAAGATGCGTTTGCTCTAATAGAAGAAATGCAATCTCCGTCTAAAATAAATCCGTACCCAGAGTACTATAAAGACAGAAATGGTGGTACTGCTTTTCCATATAACAACAGGGTGATGGACATATTAAAAAAATATTCAGTAAGAGCAAATCACATTCAAAAAGAATTTTTTAATTTAAAAGACAAAGTAATTGTTACCAAGGCTTTTGGATCGTGGTGGCAGCCAGGACAAAGTGGAAATCCTCACATAGATGCAATTGAAAAAGAGCCTTTTATAGAATATAGCACCGTCATTTATTTAAATGATGACTACGAAGGCGGAGAGATCTATTTCCCAAAACAAAATTTTGAACATAGGCCTAAGTCCTTGTCAGCTATTTTTTTTCCAGGAAACAAATATGAATACTTACATGGAGTAAAAGAAATAACTAAAGGAAATAGATTTACCGCACTTTATATGCAATCTACAAAAGTAGATTTCGCTGACCCAGACTTTGAGGTATTGTAATGAATAGAGAAATTCTCTCACTTGGAATGGCTTATTATAAAAATATAATACCAGATCCAGCATCTTTAATTAAAAAAATTGAAGACTTAGAAATAAAAAGAAGCGAGACTAATGGGTATGAGTCCTTGTATGTTAGAGAGTGGCAGCCATGGGACTACGACCATGGTGGAAAAGAAAAAACTGTTTTTTGCTGGCAAAAGTTTATACCAAAATCTGAAGATATTCCAAAAGATGATTTATTTTATAACGAGCAAAAAGAAATATCAGATGTATTATTTGGAGCACTAGAAAAAGGATTACAAGATTATTTTTCTATTTATCCATACTCTCAAAAAAATATTAAATCAAGAGAAAAAACAATGCATCTTTTAAAGTATAAAGAGTCAGGATTCTTGCCAGCACACTCAGACCACGGAATTAGCAGCAGAGTTTTATCGGCATTACTTTATTTAAACGACGATTACGAAGGAGGAAATATTAAATTTGAACACGCAGGGGTAACCTTAAAGCCAGAAGCGGGAAGCTTATTGTTTTTCCCTTCTAATTATATATATGTACACGAAGTTTCGGCAGTAACTTCTGGAATTAGATACGCTCTTCCAAACTGGTACCATAATAGGTCTAAGGCCTACTATTCGGATGGCACAGAATGACAGTTTTAGTAGTTGGAGCAGTCAGGGGAATAGGAAACGAAGTTGCTAAAAGACTAGTGTCTTTAGGGCATGAGGTTATTGGAGTTGGAAGACACATTAGGAATTCCGACAGTAACGATACATTTGAGTATATTCAAACAGACATTGTTGATAAAGAAAAGCTAGAAGATTTATTTAACACTATAAAATCAAGGAATGTTGTTATTTCTGGAATTGTAAATTGTGCTGGAGCATACTGGCCATCGCCTGCTTATGGAGAAATTTTTCCACAAGTAGAGCAAATGATGAATGTTAACATTTTAGGTCCTTACAATGTTATATCTAAATTCCTTGCTCTTGTGGACCCAAATAAACATACACCAATAATTAATATATCAAGCTTGGCAGCACATAGTTTAAACTCAGAATCTATGTATTCAGCATCTAAAGCAGCATTGGAAACTTATACTAGGTCTTTAGCTAAACAGGTTTGTGGCAGTAAAGTTAGGCCAAACTGTATCGCCCCAGGACCGATAAGAACTAGATTTACAAAATTCATGCCAGAAGTTTATTTTCAAACTTTATTGCTAGGTCAAATTGTTCCTCAACAATATACAGTAACTGATATAGCAAATCTAGTAGAGCTACTTTTTGATGAGAAGTCTTCCAGTTTGTCTGGCCAGGTCTTTCACGTAGGCGGATATTAAAAGTCCTTGATGGTACAATTTAATCATGTCGTATAATCTTAGAGTTTTATCAGACAACCCGCTGGCTTTTTGGCCAAGCGGAACAGATGATATTTCTGGATTCGACAATCAGGTATCAATAGTCGGATCGGTAGATAACACAAATTTACCACTAGTTATTGGTGCAGAAAACTCTTCAAAACTTTCTGGTACCGCCGCTATTACCTACATAGATATAGATGGTATTGCAACTAAAAATTTTTCCGATGATCAATTTTCTATAGAATGCTGGGTTAGGGTAAATACTACCTCTTCTTTAGAAATACCAATTGTAGGAGACTCTTCTAATGATATAGGAATATTTTACAAAAAAGGAAACATAGTATTTTCAATAGGAACAGAATCTATAGAGTACACCGTTCCTTTTTTAAAAAAATCCTTACATATAGTCGGGGTATACAGTAAAAATAAAATTATACTGTATATAGATGGAAAGATAGAAGCAGAAAAAGATCTGTCTAACTTTTCTTTTTTAAATGAATCTATTTTAATAAAGTCGGGACCAGTAAACAATAGTTTAGACTATATGCTTTTAAATTGTGTATCCTTTTACAGAAGTTCTTTAACTAAAGATCAAATTTTATCTCATTATTTAGAAAATAAATCTTTAAGCCCTACTCAAATAGTTTACCCAGATCAAGGTAATTTTTTTGAACTTACAGATAAATCAATTTCAGCAAAGTATTCCTATTCCTATCCAGCCAATAAATCATGGCAGTATTTTATTAACGATAATAATTTATATTATAACTCTCAAAAAGAATTTATTGGTGTTGTAAAGGGAAACGGAGATTCACAATCTATTGTTATTGAGGATTTTATTACAATTCCAAGCGGACCAGAGATGAACTCTTCAAGAATTGAATGGGACGGGGATAACGGAGTTTCTGTTTCAGTAAGTGTCGATGGTCAAAACTATCAATCTTGCGTTAATGGACAACCGATACCTCAGTATTCATTAAGCTCTTTTAGTCAAACAAGAAATTTATATATTAGGGTTTATTTTACAACATCAGACGATAGCGTATACCTGCCATCTTTAAAATTTTTATCAATAAGCTTTTATAACAATCAAAAAATTTACTCAAAAAATTCTTCTAATTATATAGCCAGCCAGCAAGACATCCCTGTAAGCAATAACAAATATGAAATACTTTCTACAGATAACAGAAACGGCATCAGCTTAAAAAATCTTTCATCGTTTTATATAAATACGACAACCCCAACAAAATCGATAGAGTTTTTTTATACCCCGTATTCTATTCAAAATGGAGGGTTGGTTACATCTGTTGCTACAGGCGGGTACAGTGAAAGTAGCCTTACTTGGTCAAGCAATACAATATCTAAAAGCAATATATCCAAGATATACGTTAATGGGGTAGATAAAACAAGCCAGACTAATATAAATAATTTGTTTTTAAAAGATTCTCTTCACCACGTTGTTATTGTTTTTGAAAATAGCATATATGGAGAAATTTCTATTAATAAATCTAGCGTTTTGGGAGGGCAAAGCCTATATCAGAATTTGGCTATTTATGAATCAGCCCTGAGTGCCGAAAAAGTTCAGGATCATTTTAATAAATATGTGTCTTCCCAAGGTACAATTATTGAAGATCAGCTAGGTAAAATGTCAGAGCTGTCGGTTGATTATTTTAATTCTGACTGGATAGTGGTACAAAATATTTAAATATCTTTAGGATATGGCAAAAATCTGGACTTTATTTTGAAATAATGGTAAACTTAGGGAACAATGGATATAAAAAACTTTAAGCAAACGTCTGTAGAAGAAACAACTCTAGGGATATACGTCTGGGAGATGCCTGACGGAAGATGGGTTGGAGACGATGATGGCAACTATCTTTCAATTACCTCATTAAAAGGAAATAGATCAAGAATTGATGCTCTTGCAAGAGAAGCCAGATCTTATGGAATTTATGAAGGCAGCCCTTTATTTTTATCAAATAGAAGGAAGATAGATGACGAAGAATTTGAGCATCAAAAACAAAGATTAGAGTGGGGATTAGTCCCAGATGCTTTAGACGTTGGAAACTATAAAGATGAAATGAAAGCGTTAAGACAAGGAAAATCCAAATGATAGAATTTCTAAACGAAGACAATAGTTTTGTTCAAAACATAGATATTTCAGACTCGTCAGACTTTTCTAGATTTCATAACAAAGCCCCTGTTCTAGACAGCGACCCATTCAATATAACAGAATCAGAATTAAAGAAAGTTCAGGGTTTGGGCAATAACTTTCGTAGAAAAATGTCTAGAGAGTTATCAAAAAGATTTGTTGGTCAAGACGGCACAGCCACACAACAGAACCTCATGCAGCAAGCAGTTACTGGTTACGCAATGTTTGACTTGGTTGAGCCAACATATAACATGGAATATCTTTCTAAAATTTATGAAATTTCACCATACAACTATGCAGCAATTAACGCAAAGGTTGCCAACATTGTTGGACTTGGGTATACTTTTGTTGAAACAAAAAAAGCAAATGATGCTCTAGATAATATTGAAGATCAAAAGCAATTAGATCGAGCTCGAAAGAAGTTAAATAAACTTAGACAAGATTTAGATACTTGGCTAGAAGAAACCAACGAAGAAGAGACTTTCACAGAAACACTAATAAAAGCCTATATTGACCTAGAGGCAACTGGAAATGGATTTCTTGAAATAGGAAGAACGGTTGCAGGTAACATTGGATACATAGGACATATACCAGCAAAGACCATGCGTGTTCGTAGACTAAGAGACGGATTCATTCAGCTTCTTTATGGAAAAGCAGTGTTCTTTAGAAACTTTGCAGATTTAGAAACACCAAATCCTATTGCAGATGGATCAGATAGACCAAATGAAATTATTCATTTAAAGAAATACACACCAATGAACAATTATTATGGATTGCCAGATATTGTTTCTGCACAAAACGCAACTGCAGGAAATGAATTTGCTGGTAAGTATAATTTAGACTATTTTGAAAACAAAGCCGTACCTAGATATATTATTACCGTTAAGGGAGCCAAGCTCTCTCCAGAGTCAGAGCGTAAACTTTTAGAATTTTTCCAAGTTGGATTAAAAGGAAAAAATCATAGGTCCTTGTATGTCCCACTTCCAGCAGATAGCCCAGATTCAAAAGTTGAATTTAAAATGGAGCCAATTGAAGCTGGAACCCAGGAATCATCATTTAACGTGTATCGTAAGTCCAACAGAGACGAAATTCTTTTAGCCCACAGAGTTCCAATAAATAAAATAGGAGTTCCAGAAGGAATTAGTTTAGCCTCTGCAAGAGACGCAGATAAAATGTTTAAGGAGCAGGTGTGTAGACCAGCACAAGACATTTTAGAGAAAAAATTAAATAGAATTATATTAGAAAAAACAGATGCGGTAATGCTAAAGTTTAATGAATTAACTTTAACAGACGAAGACACCCAGTCTAAAATTGATGAAAGATATTTAAGAATGCAGGTAATTACCCCTAACGAAGTTAGAATTAGGAAGGGAATGATTCCTCGAGATGGCGGGGATCAGGTTGTAGATTTAAAAGCTCAGGAAAAATCTGAGCAAACCGCACAAGCCCTAAATTCTAGAAAAAGAACTCAGGAAAGATCTGCCAATTCACCAGATAATTCTGGGGAGGGCAGAAATGAAAAAGGTGGGGGAAGAGTCACCGAATAATTATTAGGCAACCAGTATTTGCCTTATATACAATACCGTTATAAAATTAGGCATATGAATATTGAAAAATCTTATTGGTCCAGCAATGGAGATAATATTAGCCTATCGGTCCCTTTTACAAAGGTTGATCGAGAGAAAAGAACCGTCTCTGGTTTTGCTACTTTAGACAACGTAGATCAAACAGGAGATGTAGTTACAGCAGAAGCAAGCATGAGAGCTTTTGAAAGATTCCGTGGCAACATTAGAGAGATGCATGGTCCTAACGCTGTAGGCAAAATGGTTTCTTTTAAACCAGAAACATTTTATGATCCAAAGTCAAATGATTTTTATAGTGGAGTATATGTAGATGCATACATTTCAAAAGGCGCACAAGATACATGGGAAAAAATTCTAGACGGAACACTTGCAGGATTTTCAATTGGTGGAAAGATTAAAGAGTCTGACAATCAAGTAAACAAAGCAACTGGGCAAACAGTTAGATTTATTAAAGAGTATGCTTTGATGGAGCTGTCAGTAGTAGATTCTCCAGCAAACGAATTATGTAATATTCTATCTATTGAAAAAATGAATGGACAATTAATTTTTAAAGGAATTTCTACAAACTTAAAAACAGAAAATATTTTTTATTGTGAAGACAGCGACTCTGTATTTATGTCAACAGACGCTGAATTCAATTCCCCAATAACTGGCAAGCAAGCAAGTTTAATTGGTTGGGTAGAAACTGATGATATAAACAAAGCAAAAGAAATAGAAAAGATTCTTGCTTCATTTAAGAAGTCAAGATTAACGTTGCCTGAAACACAAACAATCGCAAAACAGGCAAACGCACAAGGAGGTAATGAAGTGTCAGAAAACACAGAAACCGCAGTGGTTGAAGAAACCGCAGCAGTAGAAGTAGAAGTTGTTGCAGAAGCAACAATTGAAAAAGCTATTACAGAAGACGTATTAGTAGATGCTTCTGCCGAAATCGTTGAAAAAGCAACAGACATCTCTGATGAGATTGTTGTTGAAAAACCTGATTTTGCAAAAATGTTAGGTGATTTAAAAGGCTTTTTCTCAGAAACTCTAAACAAAGCTTCAGAAGAAAACGCAGCACAAGTTACAACTATTAAAAATGCAGTTGAAATTTTAAGCAAAAGCGTAGAAAGCAAAATTACAGAGTTGGCAGAACAACACTCAGAGCTCAGCAAAACTGTTGAGAACATCAGAAACACGATTGATGGAGTAGAAAAGCGTGTCGATGCAGTAGAATCAGAGACTGCAATTAA